AATTAAGCTCAAAGTTTTCTACAACCTCTCTAGCTGTATAACCATTATGACCATTATAGTATTCAGGCGTTTTGATTTTAGAATGGTAAGTCATCTACTACTTCTCTATCAGGTTGAGTTTCTTTTAAAGTTCTTTCTTGTTGGTCGTGTTGTATTTTCCAACCTACTATTGTGTTAATATACTTTACCTCTCCTTGTTTATTTTTCCATTCTCTGCCTCTTAGATCAAAGAAAACTTTAACCTCATCATCAACAGAATATTCATCTAATAATGAACACCTATCTTGTTGAAATGCTATTTGTATTTTCTGTGGGTATTTACTTTGTGTTTCTATTAAAAGATTTCTGACCTTAAAGTTATTCGTACCGAAAGTCTGTGTTTCTTCGATTTGTTTTATTATTCCTATTAGTTCCATATTATTTATCTATTATTTTAAAATACATATTTGTTAATTGTTCAACTTCATCTACACTTATGTTTCCTGCAATATATGCTTGTGATGCTTCTTTAAAAGCAACCTGTAGTAATATACTTCTGCCTGTGTCTAATCTTGCTTGATATTTATTGACATCCTTTTTCTCAAAATTATCATACATAGGTTTTTTCTTATCTTGCTTAGAAAGTACGATTTTAAAATCCCCATTCTTTTGAGCTACATAATCGTATTCTATGTAATCTCCTTTTGTTACATTTAATTTACTTGTATAAAGTAGTCCTGTATGTTTTGTAGTAGTAATTTGATAGGTGTATATATCTTTGTTATCTCCAAAAGGTCTCCTATCAGTTTTAAATATTTCTTTTATTTGTGCTTTGTAATTCATTGTTTTATTTTAAATGTTCTTGTAATTGTCTATCGTTAGTGATTTTGTTT